ACGGGTGATAATAGAATCAAGTTCATGGAAGTTGAGGTTCTGGCACTCATCAACAATCACAATAGCATTATCAAAGGTAGTACCACGAATAAATGACGTGGACCAAAAACTAATGGTGCCTTGGGTTTTCAAATTACCATACAGCATCTCAAAATCAGATTCAGATGGCAACTCGAACATATATTTTACCATATTCTTGTAAGGAATCTGATAAAGAGATGACTTGTCTTCATGATCACCGGGTAGGAAACCAATCTCTCTGGTCGCTACAAGAGACCTAACGATATAGATCTTCTCGTACTGTGTTTCGCCAGAAAGGACCTCTCTCAGGGCATTATAGAGGGCAATGAATGTCTTACCAGTACCAGCACACCCATACGCAAACAGATGTTTACCTGACTTGTAATCAACAAAAAATCTTTCTTGATTATCTGTGAGTGGTTCAATATCAACCAGGAGATCCGTGTTAAGTGGTTTCTTACGACGCATTTGCTTTGCCGTTAGACCTACCCCAATCGGATCATCTGTTTTCTTTCTTCTAGGCATAGTTAATACTTAAAGTTTAAATGTTTGACGGGCCGAAGGTGCTTTCTGCACTTTTTGTAAAACTTCATTCCAACCAGGTTTAGTAACCCTAAGTTTATCTTTCCATTCTCCTACCTCACCAAACCCAGGAGCGTTATCTGGTGTGTAGTACCTTTCCCAGTCAGAATTGTCGTTAATCCAATCATCCCATGCATGTACACTCATTACAACATCTTTTATCTCGCCAGTTTCTTTGTTTTTTACAGGATACGTTGCCATAAATTTAGATAATGTGTGAATATTTATTAAAAGTAGATATAATATCTATTACTTCCACTCCAATGCTTCTGCAACAGTAGGATATTGCTCAATAAAGATTTTCTTACAATCATTAGCAAGGTCCATATGCTCCTTCTGTGTGCCATTAGCAGTTCGCAAAGAGATATAATGGATCCATGACCTACATGAGCCTGTCATGTAGATTTTTGTTGGTACGGCAAGGGGTAATACAAAACGAGCACACTCCTTTGCCACACCATGATCAAGCATAGTCTGATATAGATCCATCGCAGAAGCAAAATGTCTCTCGATAGCAATCTCAAACTCTTGCTTATGAAAAGCATCCAAATCATCAGTAGAATTCTGACGATTCTTTGTATCCTGACGACGCAAATCAGGTAGAGGGATTATATCTGCCAGCATAGAACTGTCAGCATACCGTTGAGAAAACTCTTGGAATGTAAATGAGCGGTGACGTAGAACCTGAGCTGCCAACCCTCTGGTGGTAGTCAGTTCCAGTGTCATGTATGCCTGCTCAAAGACAGACCAATGTTGATGCTTGATGCAGTAACCTAGAAGTCCTGCGTATTTTTCATTGTTTTGATTATTTGGATTAGAAACTCTGGCAACATATGCCATATTTTTTTCGGCGTCAGGAGTTGCTGTGATCAGTCTTGCATTCATTCTTTTTCAATGTCCGTTTCATTAGTTTAGCATACAATACTTCTTCCTGTGTATACCATTCAGGATGTTTCTTAGCACGTTTAATAATTTTTTTGACTGCTTTCTTGTCTTTCATCAATACTACACACTGTCGTCTCCCTCATAGAACACCTCATCATAATCACAAATTTCGGAAGATCTCTCTTGATATTTATGTGTTTCCACGTCAGAATATACCTCTGATTCTAAAACATTGATTAGAGATTTTAGATTTTTGACGATCAGTTTAAGTGTTTCCTTATCCATAAAAAAAGTAGATCGTAGACTATATTATAGCATTAAAAAAGGAGGGTAGTCAACCCTCCTCACCTTTCGGTTCAATTGTTTATTGACTAAACTAGAACGCTCCTACAAATACGTTTGCATGTAGCCTGGTTTTCGTCACATTCAATCAAGCAGTCATAGTAGTCATTGATAAGATCCGATTCTTCCATGGTCTTATCTAGTGTTCTTGTTAGTTTATCGATAGATTGTTTCCATCCTGCTAGTTGGTTGTACGATAATAGATTATGCATAATAATTCTCCATATAGAACGGTGAATGATGAAATTAGTTCATTCGCTCTCCAATTCTATCAGTATTTAGTCAGCGTATGCTAACTTAATGAAGTTCTTGAAATAATTTACAAAAAAGGGAGGTTATGAAACCTCCCGTAACAATCAGCTCTTCGATGCGAACTTACGTTCCATCTTAATACCACGATACATTAGATTGTGGTTGCGTTGTTGTGTTGCTTGCTCCAACACACGGGCTTTGTACGCTTCTTTATCGTACTGTTGCCCTCTGTAAGTGATTGTTGTAGACATAAGTTTACTCCTGAAAGTTGGGTGAAATTGAACCTTCTCATCTTTCGATGGATCCGTTTTCCCGTTCCTTCAATCGTGTGCGTCCCAATAGCACTCAGGTGTAGAATCCTTTACGGCTTCTACTAACTCAATCCTAACTTCATTGTTAAGATTTTCGTTGTTCTTCATCCGTAGCATAATGCTATCGGCGTCTGTACAACTGAGCGATGAATATAAAAGAATTTCAATCATGGGATGAACGACTCCGTTCCGCGACTTACTTGCGTCCCCGAAGGGATGAACGACAGGTCTATTATAGACCTCATTCCCTATTTAGTCAAGTGGATTGCCAAATTTGTCTACGAGACCCAGTTTCTTGATCTCAGACAAATTTGATTTCTCTTCCTTCTTAACCTTCTTGTACTCTTTCAAGAGTTTATCAATTTCTACATTTTTAATTTTCACTGTCATCTCCTTCTTTTCCTCAGGAGTAATGAAACCAACTCCACTTCCACCAGAACTTTTATTTTGGTCTTCAACATAAGAGTTGATGACCTCTTGAATTTCATCACGAATTAACACTTCAATCTGTGCTCTTAGTTCTTCATCATTCATCGTCTCTTCTTTTTCTCCTCAGTTTTTGGTTTGAATCCATACAAATTAGGTCTAATCCTTCCTTCTGTTTGATCAAACCTGAGAAAATCTTTCTTATACTTATCATAATACTCATCAAAGATATCAGTTGCTTTGTTTGCCATCACAATATCATGAGTCAGGGTTCCCTCCACATTATACTTTACCAAGTAAGAATTTGTAGGAAGACCCTTATCATCTGCTAGCGTTGGATCACAAGATTGATGGATGAGTTTAATCATTCCCATCATGAACGACCGCCCCATACAATATCGGGATATGCTTCTTCAACATGACCACGATTAATACTATAACGATTAATCAAAGCTTTATCTTTTACTAGGATCAGCAGATCTGCCTCCTCAGGATGAAGACCTTCCAGAATCTGAATAAAGATCAGTTCGCGTCTGGTCTTAGAAAGTTTGTCGTTTCCCCCCCTCACAAAGTTGTAGAACGTCCTCTGCTCGCTCCTCAGGGAGGTGTGTTCTGTTCCCTTAGGTGCCTCGTTGGGTTTGTATGGAACAGTGCCTTCTGGAAGCATAGAGATGACAGTATCATCAAAGTTCCAGATTAGCAAGGACACAAGAGCTTCATTGCGATGCAATTTCAGAAGTTCAATTTTTTTTACACGAGTTCTTGTCTTAGACACAAGTTCAAGAATTTCACTTTGGAATGGATTAGGTGGGAGATCAGTTAACTTGGGAGAAGGAACTGAACTCTTCTTAGTTGTCTTCGTTGTCATAGTAGTCTTCGGCATTTTCAAATCTCACTGCAATAACTTCATCTGGAAGTACATTGCCATTTTCGTCAAAGAATTCAGGATGCAAATTAATGGTGTCTGGGTGATATGGAGTTGTTTTGATAACATGCTCTTTTGCTAGCCATCCAACCATACCTCCGACGAAGAAGAACATTATAGAGACTAATGAACTAATTGTCAAGATCGTGGCAATCATGTTTCTACTCCTTCTTTTTTACATCTAGTGAAAAATCTAGGCACACATGAAGTTCTCTACGGAATAGAGATATCATTTTCCCAAATTTAATCTGGAAAGTCTTTGATCCCTCCTTCTTATTTTTATTTCGGAGCATTAACTCCACGCCTTTATTTATTTGTAGATCAGATTCCTCTCTTACGGCCAGGTCGTTTGTCTCTTTCATAGCGCAAAGCATCCTCTAAAATTCCATAAAGATAGTTTCTAATCTTACGAGCACGTGGTTTTGGAATATGTCCATACCCCTCCCGAATTTGNTTGTGCTCATTGTCNGAACCACCTTTGATATACTCGTCAAGTTCAAGACAGAGATCACTAAGTTCAGCAGCAGTAGAGCTTTGAATGAACTGAGTCATATCTTTCTTAGTCAATTGAGCAGATTTTGCATACAGATACATGTTCAATACGAACTTATCTTTAAATGCATAATCAATAGCGGTTTCTACAAGGTAGCAAAGTTCTTTCATTCCTCTGGCAATTGTTTTTGTTCTCTCAAAAACTTAATAGTGTCGGCACACCCACCAATAGTTTGAGAACCATAGGTTACTTGGGGAAAGGTGGCTTTCTCACCATACTCATCATGAAATGCGTCTTTGGTAAAATCTCTGTCTAATTTATAGACAACATATTTAACCTCTGTAAATTGCATCAACTGTTCAATCTTTGTACAGTATTGGCAATTGTCCTTTGAATAAATCGTAAAGGTCATAGTCTTTGTTGACTTGAAATTTATTTAGTATTGTGATGTGGCTTGTGTTCTCGGTCCATAGGTTGAGACCTACTCAAATCTCTACGAGAGTTGTTACTGATGACAATAAATGCATCTTTATTGTACTTACGAACACCAAATGGTGTCGCCCACTTTTTATTATAGGTTTCACCTTGATGAATACCACTGACAATAGTGCCGCCAATTTCAACGACAATATCATCATCTTCATCCCATCCTAGGGTTTCGATTATGTTTTGGACTTCACTTTGAAACTCAATCATAAAAAAAGGGTGGTAACCCCCTTAGTATATCAACTTTTATCGCGTTTGTAAAGGTCAGTCGAAAAGAAATTTGATACCAGCATAGAATCTACCATCATCTAGTTGCGCTGCACTGTGCATATACTCCGTATACAATTTGACTGGACTATTACCAAATTCAATACCACTCATTACGATAGGATTTTTAAGTTTATTATTACTATCAAATTCCTCATCATGAATTGCCAGTCCACTGTATGCAGTAACAGTATCTGCTAGCGGTGCTATAAATTTAAATCCTGCATAGTTTAATCCAGGATGATCGTCACAAGTCATTGGTGATGATTGATGCTCTGCAAATAATCGAACAAAATTACTTACATCATACTCGATTCCAAACGAACCCATACCTTGTCTAAAAGAAATAAGATCACTATCAGTGCCACCATGCATAGAGACATAAGTTTTCACATCATCAGGAGTAACTTCTCCCACCAATACCGTCGCAACAAATCCTGCCACACTTGCTGCACCCAAACAAAAGCTCATAAAAAAAGAGGGTAGTAACCCCCTTATTATATCAATTTTTATCCTGTTTGTAAAGGTCTTTATACTTTCTTCCTCTCGTCAAGTGCTTCATTGATAATCTGCTTCAACTCAATACGTTCTTCTAGTGTGAAAATTGTACGAATTTTCACTGGCATAGGTTCATAACTACTTGGTTTCTTTGATCTGCCAGGAAGACTCATACCCTGCGTATCGATTTTATCCATAAAAAAGAGGGTGGTAACCCCCTTATTATATCAATTCTTATCCTGTTTGTAAAGGTCTTCAAGTCGTTCTCTACTGAGATCAACATACATGACTTCTTCCCCTGCTTCGGGTGCCTCAGGATGTTTTTGACGAACGGGTTTAGGTTTCATGTCNAGTGACATGATATTTGCCCACATCATTGCGAATGCAGCACCCCCAATNAGGGCAAANCATACACCATATACAAAAACTAGATAATGGTTCATGCTTCTTGTAGAGATTGAACTGTGTTGTGAAGTTCTCCGATATCACGAAGACC